CTGGCGAGATCCAAGATAGTGATAAAATATTATTAGCGTTCTTGTATGGATTCAAATATAATATAGCTAAACATATAACAGATGATATATATCTTCCCATATATTCAATGGGCACAATAGATACAAATTCTGTTGTCACGCTCGGTAAAATAGGATATTTTAATATGACAACAGCAAAAGAATCTGATATAAAAAATTACATAATATATATGAACGAAAATGTAGAAAATAGTACGATATCATCTATTTCTCCGATAAATCCAATACTTATAAAACAAATAGGTTATGTGTATACTTTAGATTATATGTACAATCAATATAATAATACTAACAACGAAACAGAAATAAATACACAAATAAATACACAAATAAATGCGAACGAAATATCGAAAAATGATTCAGATATTAATAATTATATTAAAATACGTGTTAATAGATCATATAAAAATACAGTTGATGATATATGGCGCGATATTGTATCATATCACGATTTTAGCATATGGAATCATTTGGTCGATGTGTACAGCGATAAAAAATATATATATGCAAGAAAAGAACATGATATAAATTACACAACGATGATAAATTTCGATGATGCTTTATTTCTTGAAGAAAAGAGGATGGAATAATAAATAATAAAAATTGATAAATAATTAATTAATTAAATTTATTAATCAAATATTGTAAAATATATTTATAATATGAATGTAATTCAAGTTATAAATTTAAAATCAAAATGTTGTAAACAGAAAGACAAATTTTGGAATGATTATGATCAATCGTCGACTGATCATAGTACTCAGATCTCTACTGTAGATTTTGATGGAATTAATCAAAAATTATTAACCCCGACAGTGCACAGAATATGTAACGGTTTATTAGTAGAACACGACAATATATATTATGTAATAACATGTTATCATTTCATAAAAGATCACAATGAATTATATGCTTCTATTGTTACATTGAACGGAATAGAATCAGTTTCATTGAGGGAAGTCGGATCTATAAAACAGTATGATTTTAGTATCCTAACTTTTCAAATGGATGCACTACGAAATAAACCAAAAAAAAATAATAAAAAAATTAATATTTCATTGAGTGATATACAAAAATCAATAAATAATCCAGAAAGAAATAAAATATATCTTGAATATGTAAACAATGTTGATTTAGAAAATGATAAAATATTTGCTATATGTACAAATGTTATAAATACTAATTTTGGATCAAATTTGTATCCAAATATACCAGCGATTAGTATCAAACTAGCTTTTATTAAAACGAATATTCCTATTAGTGATACAGATTGTGAAGGTTTAAGTGGATGTATACTTAGCAATAAAGACAATATATACGGTATGGTATCACATTACGATTATAAAACAAATAATTTGATCGTTATATCATCTTATTGTATTGAAATTTTTTTCAACTTAATAATAAAAGATAAACCGTTGAAAGGTTTATATGTGAAGACGACATTATGCGAATTTGATAAAAATAAAATGGGGAAATTTATAACATCAAATTATGGAATAAGTTATGAAACAAAAGAAGGTAAAAAAATTAAACTAAATAAAAACGATATAATTTATAAACTTGACAACAATAAATTTGATAACAACGGAAAAATTATTATTGAAAAATTAGGAATTTATGTAAATATTGATACATATATAATGTTAAATAATAATGACTATATTAAAATTGAGTATTATAAAAAAAAAGGATCAGAATATGTGAATGTTATAGAAATAATCGAAAAAGTTAATCTTGATATGTATCTACTATTTGATTTCGAACAAAAGAAAGAATTTATTAATTATAATGGATTAATAATAACAGAACTAAGCGAAAATTTATATTCTTATTATGAAAAAATAAATGTGCATTTTATCGGAATGATAAAATCATTATATGAAAATTGTATTGATGTTGATTATTATAAACCTGTTGTAATAATTGATGTAAATTATAATGGTTTGAGTGACGATACGATTCATATGTACTCTAAAATCGGATTGCCATTTATTAAAACAATAACTTCCGATAACATGGATACTACTGTTGATCCGGATCAAAATAATCAAGATCATTATTTATCAATAATTACACACTTCAATAACGATAAAATAATTGATCTCACACATTTGAAAAAATTAATTAGAAATGATGTAACAAATGCAAGTGTATTCAAAATATCCGTCGAGATAAATAAATCGTATGAATTATTGTTGAATAAAAATAATGTGACTAATAATCGAAACACATCAGATGATATAACAGCAATGTTTAAAAATACATTGTCTGTTTTTTAATTTATAATTCACTGAAATAATTATTATCAATATTTTATATTTTTTAATAAAATTAAATTATATAACTTATATATAACCGATGAGCATAAATATAAACCCAGTAGTTTGGGGCCCATCAGCATGGAAATTCATGCACTATATAACATTAAGTTATCCAGATAATCCCTCGGGAGATGACAAAATAAATATCCGCAATTTTTTCACCTCAATTCAACATCTATTACCGTGTGAGAAATGTAGATATCACTTTAGCAATTATATAAAACAATATCCGTTAGATGATAATGTCATGAGATCACGTCATAATTTATCGAATTGGTTACTTGTAATACATAATAATGTAAATAAAAGTTTGAATAAACCAATAATGACATACAATGAAATGATTAAATTGTATCTACCAGAAAATATAAAAGAAAAATTTACGACCGAATCAAATAATTCGATTATAGAAAATATACAGACCGCAATAATAAATATTGATACAACACTTTTTATAACAATATTCATAGTAATATTAATATTAATTCTTATGCTTGTAATTCGCATTAAAAATATGTGAAATTTGATAGATTAATTAGGTAACTAACATACCAACTTCGCGTCCTAATTCTTTCAAAATGATATCAATTTGTGATTCTGTAAATTGATCATTAAGCCAATCATTTATATCTAGACCAGCAGCTGACAATATAATGTCACGAATATCAATAATGTTTTTAGCATAATTTCGAATTAAATTTTTAAAACTAACATTTTGTGATTTTATCGATGAAATCATTTGTTTTATCAAATCATTTCTATTAACTGTTCTATAAGTAAGACGCATATCGACATACCACACAGCCCACAACGCACAAAATCCACCAGGATCTCCTATTTTTTTCTTTCTTCGTTCGCTAACATCGAGAAGTTGAAAACCTATTTTAGGTAAATAATTTTTTGGACGAATATATTTGATATTTTCGTTTAGTTCTTTAAATCGTATTTCGAGTATATCATCGAGTAACGACGGATTATAATTTAATCCTGTTGGTGCACTGGATCCATGAGGTTCAAAACGTTCGACTTCATTTGTTGTTTTGTCATAAATAATATAATTTGCATGACTTCCTTCTCTCATTTCTATACCGAGAGGTATAATAATATATCTATTATTTTTTCTTTTCACACATTTTCTAAAGTTATCATAAAAATCATCCATGAGATACAATTTATGATAAACCCACACTATTTCAAAATTCAGGAACTCGCAGTGTGTGTTCATAATTATACCAATCGATTTATAAAATTTACATAATTCCTTATTTTCAGAAAAATTTCTAGAAAATGTACTACACGCATCAGGATATTTTTTTAATAAATAAATAAGACCTATTAATATGTCAAGTGTACTACCAGTAAATGTACACACATTTAAATTAGTTCCTTCTGAAATATTTATGCATATATTACCCTGTTTAACAGGAAAAGATTTACTACAATATTTAACATTTTTTTCGTTATACATATCAAATAATTTTGATTTGATAATCGTATGACATACATCAGAATTTTCATCAAAATTTTTATTTAATTGTTTCTTTACATCTAGTTTAATTAATAAATCTTTCGACGAATTATCAAGCGGGAGTTCTTTTTTACACATATTTTCCCATTCATTTGTCCATACAACATCTTTATTTCTTAATCTATACAAATAACTGTCACTAACCATATTCATGAATAATTCTAATTCACTCTTTTTAATATAGTCAACTGGTCGCTCATTTATTTTATTCGCTACAAAGATATCTAATTTTTTTTTCTTTAGAATATCAATATAATTTTGCCACAGATTTTTATAACATAATATATGTAAACATGTTTCTCCATCACTATCTTGTATATTTACATTACTATCACCAATAAGGATATTAAAGTATTCATCAAAATTAGGTAATTCTGATATTAATACAAGATGTAATGGTATATGTCCATCAAAATTCCATAAGTTTAAATTTATTTTTTTGGACTCATTATTACCACTAGACATTATCATAATTAGACATTCCAAATTATTTTCACTCACGCAATAATGAATAGCTGTATTTCCAACCATGTCTTGAATATTTGGATCAGCGTCGTGAGATAATAATAAGCCAACTAAATCTCTGTTGTTCAAATTAACACAATAATGTAAGGCAGTAAATTCGTGATCATGATCCTGAATATTTACATTTATGTTATTGTCAAGTAATAATTTAACTATATCGATAAGTTGTAAATTACAAGCCATATGTAAAGCAGTTTCACCCGAATTACAACGAGCATTGATTTCTACATTATGTGTTATTATGATATTGCATATTTTATATGTTCGTGTATACACAGCCAAATGTAATGCATTATAACCCTTTCTATCAATAACATTTGGATTTGTACCGTACTCTAATAATTTTTCCAATGCAGTATAATTATTATAAATAATTGCATAATGAAGAGGTACATTATAATTTTTGTCCCTAATATCTATGATAGATATACCGATATGATTTGAGTTGTATTTCAATAAGACATCAATAATTTCTAAATAATCATATTTTATTGCTATATATAAAATGGACCTTTCTTCACTATCCGCAATATCAATGCGTGCACCCCCATCGATTAATAAAGTGACAATATCAATCCTATTATATAAAACAGCATATGTAAGAAGATAATTATTATATTCATCACGAATATTCAAATCATAAAGTGATCCATCACCTATTTTCTTGTGTAATTGTTCCCATTGATGATTTTTGAGAAGTGTAAATAGTATTTGATTATCTTGTAAATTACTCATTTCAACCATATTATTTGTACTATCTAAAAGTACTTCATTTGAGTACATTATTTGTTATTCAATTATAATTAATAAATATAAAATATTAAAAATTGAAATAACATAATTATTCTACATTAAAATAAAAAATACATTACACAAGAAAATTTACTAAATATATTTTATGTGTTAAAATGTAATCCACTGGATGATAAATATAGTATTGAACTAAAATTTTACTATTTGAATATTATCAAAATATTCAAATTAAACTTAATAAAGATAATCAAAAAGATAAAAATAATTAAGACAATGTCATGCCAGTATCCTGTTTATCAACAACATGAGTATTTTTAGAATTTTTCTTTCTTTTAACAAATATTTTTTCAGTTAATTTATCTGTATCTGCAGTAATTGTGGTTATAGCAGTAACTGTGTTGTTGATTATAGTTGTAGTCATACTTGTGTTAGAATTTGTGCCATCTGTATGATAATCTGAATCTTGTAAAACTGTATCACCTGTAGAAGAATAATATGATGATTGTGTGTCTCCATTTATTTGTTTATCATAATTTTTTCGTTTAATTAAATTTTTTTCTCTATTACTGTATTTAAGTTTAGGATTAGATGAAAAGTGTTCTTCTTCTGATGAATATTTTTTCGATTCAGATAAAGTGTCTTTTCTCGTTTCAGAGTGCGTATTTTGTGTTGAATATGCATCACTTGATTCTGATAAGAATTGTCCCATTGTTACCTTTTTTATGTATTTTTCTATTGCAAAATAAGTTTCTGTTCTTAGATTTTGAAAATACATAAAATGACCTGAGGGATTTGTTGTTATATTTATTTCAGGATTATGTCTAGTAATAATATCCTGAATATCGCAGAAATGTTTTTCCTTTTTAAGTTTCTGAATTCTTCTGGCCAATTTTTCTTTTTGTTCAAAAGAATAAGTTAATTCGGATGATTTATCCATAATAATTACTTTTACAGAAATGTAATATTATACAATTATTACAGATAAGATTTATCCGATTGTTGACTCACTTTAGAAAAAACTTCATGAAAAATTGAAATCATATTTGTTTCTTATAAATATTATCCATATGATGATTAAAACAAATAAATCACTCAGATGGAAACAGCAAATCCAAAAGATCTACCCGCAAAAAAAATTAATTTTTCTGAATGGTATCGTTATGTTGTATTTGAACTAAATTTGTTGAAATATTATGATGTTAGTGGATGTTATGTGATGATGCCAACAGCAACTAAATTTTGGGAAATTATACAAAGTCATCTCGACAAGGAATTTAAAAAACATGATGTTGAAAATGTATATTTCCCTCTTTTAATATCAGAATATAATTTATCACGCGAAGAATCCCATATTGATGGATTCAAGGCTGAAGTCGCTTGGGTTACACATGAAAAAACAGAAGATGAATTAAAATTAAATAATCAAAATTATCAAAATAATCAAAATAATCAAAATAATAGATTAGCTATCAGACCAACAAGTGAATGTGCTTTTTATCCGACTTTTCAGACAATAATTAAAAGTCATGCAGATCTTCCATTGAAATATAACCAATGGTGTAATGTTGTAAGATGGGAATTTTCTACTCCAACCCCATTCGTTAGATCGAGAGAATTTTTATGGAATGAAGGTCATTGTGCTTTTAGTTCAGAAAATGAAGCACATAATAATGCAATCGATATGATCAACGTATATAAACATTTTTATCAAAAAGTATTACGTGTACCTGTTATTTGTGGAAAGAAAACAACAGGTGAAAAATTTGCTGGTGCTGATGAAACATTTACTATCGAAACATTTATTCCTGATGCAGGAAAAGGAATTCAATGTGCTACATCGCACAATTTAGGACAAAATTTTTCTAAAATGTTCGATATCAAATTCCAACAAAATGATCAAAACGGTGGAACAGAATTTGTTCATCAAACATCATGGGGTTGTACAACACGTAGTATTGGAACAATGATAATGACTCACGGAGATGATAAAGGATTAGTTTTACCATCAGAAATTGCTACTTATCATATTGTTATAGTTCCAATTTATTCAAAAGATACTGAAATTATTATTAATGAATATTGTCAAAATGTAACCAATTTATTAAAATCATTTGGTCTACGGGTTCAATATGATAATACGAGTAGACGTCCTGGATGGAAATATAATTATTGGGAAGAACGTGGAATACCCTTACGTTTTGAAATAGGGAAAAAAGAAGCAGGAGAATTAGCTGTCATGATTTGCAGGCGAGATACAAAAGAAAAAATAAAAATACCACTAAATACAATAGACGAAATATATATGAAAAATCTTTTATCAGACTATGATAAAAAATTATACGAGAAGGCAATTTATCTAATCAAAAATTCAACAATTAAAATAAATTCAATCAAAGATATCGGTAACAATATTGAAAATATTGATGTAACAAAATTATATTACGGTAATTTGTGTGAAAATATCGACTGCGAAAAAATTATTAAACAAATGAAAATTAAACCACAATGTAGACCTGATAATGAATCTACCGACTTGTTTGGATTTGTTGATACAAATAAAAAATGTTGTGTTTGTCAATGTGATACAGACTTGGTTTGTGTAATTTCAAGAGGATTTTAATTTATATAAATAAACATCAAAAAAATTGATACAATAACTAATATAAACATTTAGTCATTACAAAAATATATTAAAGTGTATTTATTCTACGTGCCCAATAAATGAGCGATAGCAAGTTGGATGATCAAATAATTGTATGGCAAAATGAACAAGATAAACTAAAACAACAAATTAGTTTCAATGATTCCTTCCAATTAGAAGATATTAAATACATCGGAGGTGTTGACATAAGTTTTGAAAAAAAAGATCCCAATAATGCGTGTGTGTTTATTGTTGTTATTGAAATGCCAAAAAATGAAAATGATGATACGAAGATTGTCTACGAGGATCATAAAATAATAAGATTAACTGTTCCATATATAAGTGGATTTTTGGCTTTCAGGGAAGTCGAACATTATAAGGATTTAATTGACATAATGAAACAAAAGGTTCCCCATTTATTTCCACAAGTGATATTAGTTGATGGATTTGGAACATTACATCATAGAGGTTTTGGTTCTGCATCACATTTAGGCGTTGTGTGTGATGTTTGTACGATCGGATGTGCAAAAACATTGATTAACATGGACGGATTATTTGAAAAAGATATTAAACAGAAATTTAAAAATGATCACAATTTAAAAGAACTTGATTTAGCAGGTTCTTCTGGAAAAATACACGGAAAGGCATTGTTGACTGGGAATTCTAATCCAATATATATATCTACTGGACATAAAATATCACTAGAAACTGCCGCTAAAATTGTTAAAAAAATTAGTAAATATAGAATACCTGAACCAATTAGACAAGCCGATATTAGATCGAAATTGTACTTTTAATAATTTAGTATAATTTATTCCCATGAGATTTTCACACAACCGAAACCATCTTCTTGATACACATCAGATACATCGATTAATGTCAATCCAGAGAATCTTTCGTCATTTTTTATTCTATCCATTAATTCACAATGATATGCAGAAAAAATTTCTATAGAATATAATCCTTGGTTAACCGCTTTTTCGATCTCTTCAAGAGCTGTCGCGATTCCTTCATTGACTTCTTTTTCCATTCTCATTTTATATTCATCAGCTAAGTTTTTATTTTTTTCATCATTTACTTTACGAGTACGTTCGCGAAGTACTTGTGCAACAGTTTTTTCAGATACATTTTGCGCATAAGATGTCGAGTTCATTTTTTATTTATATGATAATAATTTATTGTTGCCAATCTTTATATATCATTTAATAAATATTGAATTAATAACTTATATTTAAACTAATATTAATAATTATCAAATATACTTATCCAATGGATTTTTATAAATTTCCTCAAACACCTCATATTTACAATTTGGGAGCTGCAACCAGAGATGACTCATTATTAGATACAAATGACATTAATAAATTTTTAACAAATGAAATAACTATCGAGGAAAAAATAGATGGTGCAAATTTAGGTTTGAAAATGAACAAAGAATACATCATTGAATGCCAAAACAGAGCAAAAACTGTTAACTCGTCAACACAAACGCAATTCAGTAATTTAGATGTGTGGATTAAAAATAATTATGCTGATCTTTTCACAATATTAGAAAATCAGAATTTGATATTATTTGGTGAATGGATGCAGGCAAAACACTCAATTTATTATACTAATTTACCTTCATACTTTATAGCATTTGATATATATGATATAACCTTAAAAGCATTCTATTCAAGAGCAAAATTTAATGAGGTGATGTCCCAAACGTCGATACCAATTGTAAATGTAATATTTAAAGGTATCATTGGATCAAAAGATAAACTAATAAATTTATTAAATATTGATTCAGCTTATAAAGACACTGAAGATAATAATAAAGTGATTGAAGGTGTTTATTTAAGATTAGATGATAAACAAAGTGATACTTTATTAATGAGATGTAAATTGGTCAGAGCTGAATTTATTCAAGGCATTACAACTCATTGGAGTAAAATAACTATGGTTAAAAATATAGTGAAATATTAATTTGCAAAATAATTTAATTCATTATCAGCTTGATCAAAATATTTTTGTTTTGCATTTGTGTCTAAATCATTAAATGATTTAAACTTTATACATATATAACATCCATGCTTTTCGCGTTTATCTAACAAAATTTTTCTACATGAGGCACTGTAAAAACATTCAGCAAGTAAATCTCTGGAAATTTTAAATTTATCATCACAACATTTATTATTTATTAATAAACGTTTTTCTGCTAATTTAGTTTCATCATCTTTGTTTAATACGGATAAACAGTATGAAATGATATCTTGTTCCATGGTAAATATCATTATTTAGTTATGTATACTAATTGTAAAACTTTTATGTTTAAATATATTTATTGATTTATTGATATAAAATTATGATGTTATACATATATTATAACGAAATAAATGCAAACCATATGTAACACACTGAATGAAAATCTGGAATATTACACACAATTCATAAATATAATGAATAATTCAATAAATTTTGGACAATTATGTAAAAATATATCAAAAATACGAGATACAATTATAAAAGGAAAATGTTTTGAATATTTTGCACAATTATTTTTTTATTTTGATGCAAGATATTCAAATATTATAAAAAAATGTTGGCTACTTAATCAAGTTCCCTTAAAAATAAAACAACATTTAGGAATTCCTGATGTTGATATAGGAATTGATATAATAATCGAAACATCAAGTGAAGATTTTATAGCTGTTCAAGTAAAATATAGATCAAATATGAACGATGTCATATCATGGAATGAATTAAGTACATTTTATGGTTTAACTTATGGCATTTCTAAAAAGTTTTCAAAATCAATATTTTTTACTAACACGATCGATGTAAACAAACATGTAAGAAATATTTCTAATAATATAAATATTTTGTATCATTTCCTTAACGAAACAAATGATAATACATTTTCTAAAATCCTCGGATATGTAAACAGTCTCAAAAATAGTGATATTAAAATACTATTACCAAGAGATTATCAACAAGAAATAATAAATAAAGCCGTCGATTATTACAAAAGCGACGTTAATGGAAGATTATATATGCCCTGTGGTACTGGTAAATCACTCGTATCACATTGGATAGCAACAAAAATAATAAATAAAAAAATTTGTATAGTTGTACCATCATTGCATTTATTAAGCCAAACATATAATACATGGGTAAATCAGTCATATAATGCAAAATATTTATTGATAGGATCCGATGCTGAAGTAAAAGAAGACGATAATGGATTAATAATCACTACTAATATCACTGAAATTAAAAAATTTTTTGATGATAATGATGATCATAATATAGTTGTCATAAGCACTTATCAATCATCTGATCAATTGGTTACTGTTTGCAGTGAAAACAATATAACTGTAGATTTTTGTATATTTGACGAAGCACATAAAACAGTTGGATCAAAAGATAGGGTTTTTACATGTATGTTGAATAATGATAAGATAAATATATTAAAACGATTGTTTACCACAGCAACAGAGAAAGTTTATAATGGCGAAGACGATAATATTTTATCGATGAATAATGAAGAAATATATGGAAAAGTAATATATTCTTATTCATTAAAGAAAGCAATAGAAGATAAACAATTGTCGGACTATCAGATTATTGCACCCATCATAGCAGACAATTTATTTTATAAGATGGCGGAAAAAAATAAATTAGTTATTGATAGCAGTATTAGTCTGAATTCTATTGAAATAAGATATTATTTAACGGCATACTTGATATTAGAATCTATAAAAGAATATAAATTGAAACATATATTGACATTTAATAATACAAATAAAAATGCAAAAATAATAAATGATATTATAACAAAAATGGCAAAGCAAATGAATATTAATTGTAAAACATATTATATGACGGGAGAGACTAGTATTAAACATAGAAAACAATTAATTGATCAATTTATAAAGGATGATATTGCAATAATTTCAAGTGCGCGAATATTTACTGAAGGTGTAGACATACCGATAATTGATGGTGTATGTTTTGTTGATAATAAAATATCAGTAATCGATATAATTCAATCAGTTGGTAGATGTTTAAGATTACACAATGATAAAAATAAGAGTTACATAATAATTCCAACAATAATAAACACAACAGAAAATGATAACTCAATTTTTAATCTAAATCCAAATGATTTTATAACAATTAAAAGTGTATTAAAATCAATGGGAACAATAGATCAACGAATTATAGAACAATTTTCATCAAAAGATCATGGAAAAACAATGAACAAATCAAATAAAAAATTTAATGTTGTTATAAAGAATTTTGAAGAAAATGCAAATATAGCTATTAAAGTTGATGATTTAGAAACTAAAATTAATATCATATTATGTGAAAGATGGGGATCAGTAAATTGGGAGGAAAACAAAAATATATTATTTGAATATTGTAGTGAATTTAAATGTGTTCCTACACAAGTCACGGAATATAAAGATAAAAAAATAGGTGCTTGGTTAAGTGGACAAAAACAATGCATAATAAATGAAAATAGTGATGTATATATACAATTATCTAATAATGAATATGTTAAAAAATCGTTGGATGATTATATTACATTTAAACAAGAAAATGAAGGTACGGAGCGAATTGAATTTGATGAATGGAAAAATTTACTATTTGAATATTGTAATGAATATAAATGTACTCCATCACAAAAACAATTATACAAAAACAGAAAAATAGGTTTATGGCTTCAAAATAAAAAAAATGCGATGAAGGATACTAATTGTGAAATTTATATTAAATTATCAGAAAATGAATATATTAAAAAATCAATAGACAAATGTCTTGGTACAAAAGACAAAAATAAAGGCAGGGAAAAAAGGGAATGGAATGATTGGAAAAATATGTTATTTGAATATTGTAATGAATATAAACGTATTCCAACAAAAAATACACAATACAAAAATTATAAAATAGATCAGTGGTTCCAATTTCAAAAAAAATTTATTAAAAGTACAGAAGACGAATTTTATACAAAGCTATCAGAGAATGAATATGTAAAAGTGTCACTCGATGAATATTTAGATAAAAAAGAAAATTCAAAAACAGAACTTATAAAATGGAATAAGATGAAAAATTTATTGTTTGAATATTGTGATGAAAACAAATGTATACCTACGAATAAGACTAATTATAAAAATGAAAAAATCGGATATTGGTTAAACCACCAGAAACAATACACTAAAAATATTGATGATGATATATATATAAAATTATCAGAAAACGAACTTCTAAAGAAATCATTTGATGATTATTTCAAAAATAAAGAAAAAAATGAAGATAAAGAAAAATTAGGATGGGAAGAATGGAAAACATTATTATTTGAATATTGTGATAAAAATATAACAACACCAACTCGAAGTACCGAATATAAAAATATAAATATAGGACAATGGTTACAAGATCAAAAGAAAAAGATAAATAATGAAAAAGATAATATATATATAAAATTATCAGAAAATGAAATTGTTAAGAAATCGTTGGATGATTATATAATTAATAAAATAAAAAATAAGAATAAAAGAAAATTAGAATGGGATGAATGGAAAAATTTATTATTTGAATATTGTAATGAAAATAAACAAATTCCTACTAATAAAAAAGAATACAAAGACATCAAAATAGGACAGTGGCTTCAAGATAGAAAATTTAATTTAATTGATAATAAGGATATTATTTATATTAAACTATCAGAAAATGAATATGTTAAAAAATCCCTTGATGATTATCTAGAAAATAGAAGTAAAAATAAAAAATAAATTAGTGTGAACTAAACAAAATTAAATTATTTTATTAATAAAAATATATTAGTATATAAATATATTAATATACACTATATTTGTATAATATGAACAATAAAATAGATATATCAAAATCTGTTAATAAAATATATGAAGCGGATGACGATACATATCAATTACCATATAAAAGAAAAGATGTACCAGGAAATGTATTAAATGAGGATATTGATATTGAGTCTAAATCTATACCCCAAGATGCTCCGTATAATGATTTACCGGATCCGGAGAATATAGATGAAGATTATGATAGTGATGAATCATTTGATTCGGATATAGATATTGATCCAAGTAAGGGGTCATATTACGATTCCGATACTGAAATAGGTGTTGATATACCAAATAGTGAGATAAACAGGATAAATAGACCTGGTCAATACACACATGATTCATCATATGATAACATGGCGAGCAAATTGGATGAAATAACATTGATGAAACAGAATTTTGCATATCCCTATCCATCTGATCCAGAATTGCAATATAAATTATTCCAAAAGGCTGAATTTTATGCTCATCGTATACCGCCACGTCCAAATGTTGAAGATTATAACGATATTAAAGAACATCGAGACAATATTTGCGCACGTAATTTCACACTCCATGAACACCAAGCTATGTTGAGTAATTATATCAATCCCGATACCCCATACAGAGGTGTTTTGATCTTCCACGGGCTCGGAACAGGCAAAACATGCGCCGGGGTCGCTATATCCGAGACCTTCAAAACCATGGTGCAAAAGTATAACACGAAGATATATATCCTTGTTTCTGGTCCTTTAATTAAAGAAAATTGGAAAAGTCATTTATTGAAATGTACGGGTGAAACATATCGTAAATATCAAGATCAAAGTATATATATTGATGAAACAGAGAAAGCAAAATTAGATAAAAATGCAATGAATCAAGCGTTACAATATTATCGTTTTATGAGTTACAGAAGTTTTTATAAAAGAGTTTTGGGTGAAAAGATTGTTGAAAAGAAAGTAGTCAAAGGTTCGAAAGTTCGTGTTAGTTATAGAAAAACTGATGAAGGTGAATTCGAACGTGATATTGCGGTTGATAGAATATATAATCTTAACAATACAATTATACTTGTCGACGAAGCACATAATTTGACTGGAAATGCATATGGTGATGCTTTGACACACATTATACAAAACTCAATGAATTTAAGGGTAGTATTACTAACAGCAACACCCATGAAAAACTTGGCTGATGATATTGTACCATTACTCAATTTCTTGAGACCACAAGATGATCCTATGGAGAGAGAGAGAATATTTGATAGTAACAAAAATCATACAATGACTTTCAAGGAAGGGGGGTTAGATTATTTAAAGAACATGGCACGTGGATATATATCACATGTAAGAGGTGCTGATCCATTAATTTTCGCAAGAAGAATTGACAAAGGTATTAAACCTGATGAATTACTGTTCACAAAATTAGTTCAATGTAGAATGTTACCATTCCAAAGAAGAATTTACGATAATGCTGTTCGAGAGAAGGATGATACACTTGACAGAAGATCTGAAGCTGTCGCAAATTTTGTATTTCCTGGTTTGACTCCAGACAGAAAAGGAATAGATGGATATTATGGTCGTGTTGGTGTAAACATTGTCAAGAATCAATTAAAAACTAACCATGATTTATTGAATAAAAAATTAGGAACGGACATATTAAATATTAAAGACAATCCGAGTGATTTGATTTATATAACTGATGATGGAAAAACTATAAGCGGGAAATTACTCAGAAAGGATAATCTTAAATTTTTCTCGATAAAATTCTATAAAGCATTAAAAAAACTAAGTAGATTAGTGTGGGGTAGAAAAGGGCCGAGATTAGCGTTTGTTTATTCGAATTTAGTAAAGGTAGGTATCGAATTATTCGAACAAATTTTAATACAAAACGGTTATTTGGAATATCAAGACAAGGTTGCGTACCAAATAATGCCGAATACAATATGTTATTATTGTGGCAAAACATTCAAAGAACATCAATTGATGGATCAAAATAGACAAGTATATTCAGAAAAACCACAACAAGGTGGAGCTGATAAATCAAATATTTTATCACCGGAATCTGATATGGATTCTGGCACAGAATCCGATATTGAGTCAGATGCAGAATCAGATATTGATACAGACATTGATGCCGATGTTGATAGTGAAGCACTTGGTGATGTAAATCATCCACAAAAAATCATATCGCATGATATATCAGCTTCATCAACAGATTACGAAGGATATAGACCTGTAACGAAAAAAGAGAGAAATAATATACCCCAACATAAATTTTTTCCGGCGACTTTTATTTCTGTGACAGGTAAATCGAGTGAAGAATCAATGGAATTTATTCCAGAAGATAAAAAAAGAATGTTAGATAATGTATTTAATTCTGTAGAAAATAAAGAGGGTAAATTCATTAAATTAGTACTCGGCTCTAAAGTTATGAACGAAGGTATAAGTTTGGCTAATATCGCAGAGGTTCATATATTAGATGTATATTTTAATTTGGGTAAAGTCGATCAGGTTGTAGGTCGTGCAATTCGTTTATGTTCGCATTACAAACTAATGAACGAGGATAATAAATTTCCTTTTGTTAATGTGTATAAA